CTTCTGGACTGCCTCAGGCGCCGTAAGGGCGAGTATGACCCCGGCAAGCTGGCTGCCATTCGCGCAGAGGGTGGCAGCGGCATCTTTATGATGCTGACCACCACCAAATGCCGCGCTGCCTCGTCGTGGATTCGTGACATTCTGATGCCGGCCACTGAAAAGCCGTGGGGCTTGTCGCCAACCCCGATTGCCGAGGTGCCGACCGAGTTCCTGCGGCCGATCTTCAGCCAGTTTATGCAGCGGGCCGTGATGGAGTCGCAAGAGTCGGGCCAGCAGCCGGACCCGCAAGCGGTAATGAAAGCTGCCGAAGACCATATCCGTCATGCCGCACAGGAAAAGGCCGAAGATGCCGCCGAGCGCCATGAGGAAGTGATCGCGGATCAGTTGGCCGAAGGTAGCTGGGATTCGGCGCTGGGGGATTTTGTAGACGACTTCACCACGTTTCCCAACGCTTTTATCCGAGGGCACAATCTGCGCCGTGTTGCGTCACTGGCCTGGATGGAAGGCTGGAAGCCGATCAAGACGATGGAGATCAAGCCGGACTGGTATCGCGTATCGCCGTTCGATATGTACCCGAGCCCGGACGCCACCAGCATTGATGATGGCGCCTATATTCTGGAGCGCTGCCGGTTTACCCGAGGCCACCTGAACAAGCTGATTGGGGTGCCAAGTTACAATGAAGAAGCCATTCGAGCGGTGCTTGACGAGCATGGCCAAAGCGGCTTGCGTGACTGGCTGTGGACCGACGGCGAGCGGGCGGAACTGGAAGGACGAGGCCATGAATGGCTGACCCGAGGCCAGACCATCGACGGCCTGATTTATTGCGGCGGAGCGCAGGGCACCAGTCTGCTGCAGTGGGGCGTGAATCCGGACGACGTAGAAGACCCGCTGGCCGAATACGAAGTAGAGGCCACGCTGATTGGCAATCACGTCATTCGCGTAAAGATCAACCGCGACCCGCTGGAACGCCGCCCGTATCACACCGCCAGTTATCAGCCGGTGCCGGGTTCGTTCTGGGGGCAAGGCATTCCGGAGTTGATGGCTGACATTCAGGACGTGTGCAACGCCACCGCCCGGTCGCTGGTCAACAACCTGGCCATTTCCTCCGGCCCGCAGGTCGAGGTGTATCACGAGCGCCTGGACCCGACAGAAAACGCCGACGACATTTACCCCTGGAAAATATGGCGCACCAAAGACTCAACCATTACCGGCAACAACCCCGCCGTGCGCTTCTACCAGCCAAGCAGTAATGCCGCTGAATTGTTGGGCGTGTATGAGAAGTTTGAGCTCCGCGCTGACGACGCCACCAATATTCCGCGCTATTCCTACGGTAACGAGAATGTAGGCGGGGCAGGCCAGACTGCATCCGGCCTGTCCATGCTGATGGAGAGCGCCAACAAGGGCATCAAAGACGCTATCCGGCACATCGACCGGGGCGTGATTCGCCGTGTCATTGAAGCGCTGTGGCTGCACAACATGCAGTACAGCGACGACAACAGTATCAAGGGCGACGTGGCCGTGGTGCCGCGAGGCTCATCTGCCATGCTGATCCGTGAGCAGACCCACCAGATGCGGGCGCAGTTCTTGCAGATGACCGCCAACGAGATTGATATGGGCATTATTGGCCGGGAAGGCCGCCGCGATCTTCTGGAAGCCGTGGCTGAAAAGCTCGATATGCCCGGACTGATACCCTCAGAAGACAAGATGCTGGAGAACGCCAAGAATCAGGGCGAGTCCCAGCAGGTCATGCAGCAACTTGAGCAGGCTATTAAGCAGGCTGAAGTCCGCGAGAAGTCAGCCAGTGCCGCCAAGAGCGAAGCGGAAGTCGCTGAAACCGAAGCGGACACCCAGGAAACCGCAACCATGACCCCGCTGAAGGCCCGCAAGCTGATGGCGGAAATCCTCAACATGATGCAGCAGCAAGAGGTGTCCCTTGGACGAACAGGAATGGAAGGCGTTGGCCCGAATCGCAGCCTCGCAGGACGGCCAGCGCCTGGCGGCTATCCTTCACAGGCGCCGGGAGGAATGCCGGGATCAACTGGAACGGGTGCCGGACCCGGCCCAAATCCACAAGCTCCAGGGCTGCGCTGACACGCTCAAGCAGATAACTGACAACCTCAACGAAGCCCGCGAGGTCGTCAACAAAAAACACTCACATTAAGCGTGCCCGGTTCGCCGGGCCTCACACAAAAGCCGCTTCACCAGTAATGGGAGGCGGTTTTTTTGTGGGCGAACGCTCAGTGCCCGGAAGGCCAACGGCGCTGAATCCGTGAACCCGAATCGTGAACCCCGGCAATGACCGGCTCACCGCGCAGATAAGCGCACAGGAGTTGAAATGAAGTTACCCCGTAACGTCCAGCAGCAGGCCGACGCGGCCAAACGCCACTTTGAAGCCCTCCAGAACCCCGAACCTTCGGCTCCGGAAGCGGAAACAAAGACGCCTGATGCACCGGATACTGCCACGCAATCCGCAGAACCCGAGCAGAAACCCGAAGACCACAAGCACTCCCAGGGCGAAGACCCAACCCCAACCGACGAGCCCAAGCGCTCCGAAGCCTACTGGGAACACCGCTTCAACGTCATCAACGGGAAGTACGCCGCCGAGGTGCCTGCGCTGCAGGAAAAGGTCAGAAACCTGACCGGGAAACTCGATGAGGCCAACCGCCAGATTACGGAGGCAAAAGACGCTTCCGCCAAATCCACCAACCTTGGCGGGCTAACAGCCGAGCAGATCGAGAAAGGCAAAGAAGAGTTTGGTGAGGACTTTGTGTCCTTCGTTCAGCAGATGGTGGGCAGCAGTCGAGTCCCGGACAACAGCGCTGAGGTCAAAGAACTGAAAAGCGAGCTTGATTCGATCAAGCGGCAGGAGCGTCAGAAGACCGAGGCTTCGTTCTGGACTGCGCTGGAAGATCTGGCGCCCGATTACAAGGCCATCAACGCCGACCCCAAGTTCCACGCCTTCCTGGCTCAGTACGACCCGCAGACCGGAGTCCAACGTCAAGACAATCTGACGAAGGCGCAACAGGCACTGGATGCAGACGGTGTAGCCGACGTGTTCAACGCCTTCAAAAAACAGCAGCCGCAAGCCAAGCAGCAGCGCATTCCCGATGACCAAGTAGACCCGCCCACCAGCCGATCCACAACCACGCCAGAAGGCGGAAAGATCTGGACTGGTGCCGAAATCAAGGCGTTCTACACCAAAAAGGCCAACGGGAAATACGGCGCTGATGAGGGCAAGCGACTGGAAGCCGACATTTTCGCCGCACAGCGCGAGGGTCGGGTGCGATAACGCCCCGGCCCCGCATCGCGGTTCATTGATTCTACGAGGAAATTATCATGGCAGGTCCAAATCGTGATGCAGGTCATCCGGACTATTCAAGCACCAGCACAAGCGGCTTTATCCCCTCCATCTGGAGCGGCAAGCTGATTGACAAGCTGTATGCCTCGACCGCGTATGCGGAGGTGGCAAACACTTACTACGAAGGTGAAATTAAAGGACAAGGTGACTCGGTTCAGATTCGAACCACGCCCACCCTGACCATCCGCGACTACGACGTGGGTGGCGGCCTGACGTATGAGAAGCCAACCAGCGACAAGGTTGAGCTGCAAATCAGCCAGGCCAAGTATTTTGCCTTTGAGGTGAACGACATTGACGCCTATCAAGCCGACATTGGCCTGATGGATAACTGGTCCGACGATGGCGGCCAGCAAATGTCGATTGAGATTGACACTGACGTAAACGCCTATGCGTACACCGAAGCGGCTGCGGCCAACGCGGGTGCGGCTGCAGGCGCCAAGTCGGGCTCCCTGAACCTGGGTGCAGCCGGTGCGCCAGTCGTTATCACCAAGGCGAACATTCTGGATGTTCTGGTTGATTGCGGCACGGCATTGGACGAGCAGAACGTTCCGAACATGGACCGTTACGTAATCCTCCCTGCGTGGATGAACGGTATGCTCAAGAAGTCCGATCTGCGTGATGCGAGCACCATGGGCGACACCACGTCGGTGTTCCGCAACGGCAAGGTGGGCGAGCTGGATCGCTTCACGGTGTACGTGAACAACAACCTGTCTACCGTGACGGACGGCACCACCACCAACCAGTGCACTAATGTGATCTTCGGTCACAAGAAGGCGCTGACCTTCGCCAGCCAGATGACCAACATGGAAACCCTGCCGAATCCGAATGATTTCGGCAAGCTGGTCCGTGGCCTGAACGTCTATGGCCGCAAGGTTATCGACCCGAACGCCATCGGCCATCTGTACGCTGAGAGAGGCTAAACCCACTGACAGGCCGCCCTTCGGGGCGGTCTTTCTTTTGAGGTATCCCCAATGGATTTGATCCACAAGCTGAAAAAAGCCCGCACCAAGGACGACCTGGAAGCGCTGGGCATTGAGCATTTAGGCATCGACGTGGACAAGCGCGAAGCCAAAGAAGTGCTGCGCGTCAAGCTGATCAACGAAGCAGAATCGCAAGGCTGGGCGACCAGTGACAGCGAGATGGAACCCGAAGCCCCGGAGGCTGAAGTTTCCAAAGCTGAAACCCCGGAGCCTGTACAGGCAGCAGCGCCAGCCGCAAACGTCAAGATGGGCCGCAACAAGAAAACCGGGCGCCTCATCCCCTGGACGGCAGCCATGGCCAAGTTTTCCCACATGGAGCAACTATAAGCCATGACCGTAACCGTCGGCGCCATCATCGACAACGCCAAGCGCGTGCTGCAGGAAGTCACCGCAGAGGGCATTCGCTGGACCAATGACGAACTGGCCGGGTGGCTGAATGAGTTTTATCAGGCCGCTGTCGGGCTCAAGCCAGACGTATCGACGGTGAATGAAGAACTGGCCCTTGCGTCAGGCACAAAGCAGGCGATCCCGGCAGCGGGCTTGCGCCTGATTGATGTGATTCGCAACACCTCCGGAAGCATGACCGGAATTTCAGTGACGACCCGCAAATCACTGGACACGGTTCGCCGGCCCTGGCATTCAGACCCGGCCACCCAGCGCATCGAGCATTACGTGTTTGATGATCTGGACCCCAAGAATTTCTATGTGTACCCGCCTGCCGAAGCAGGAGCGACGGTCGAGATCCTGTATTCCACGGTCCCGGCTGCACACGACCTGAGCACGACGTTTGCCACCTACGGGCTGGAAGATTTCAAGCTGAACGACGCCCACGCGCCGGCAGCAACCGATTACATTCTGTCCCGGGCGTTCAGCAAGGATGCGGAATCTCCGCAGAACCTGAACCGCTCCCGGATGCATTACCAGAGCTATGCGCAGCAACTGACCGGCAAGCGCCAAGCCGATCAGGCGTACTCACCGAACGCGCCGGATACATCGGCCAACCCGCCCCGAGGTAACGCATGACGCAGGACGAACTGATTGACCAGATTCAACTGGACGTTCCGGACGTGCCCCGCGCAACCGTGGCGGACCAGATCAAGCGCATGGCCCGCGAACTGTGCGACCAGGCCGACGCTTGGCTGTATACCGGCATTGTGGTGGCAGGCGCCAAGAGCGGCTACCCGCAACTAAGCCCCGGTGAAGGCGAGCCCCTGCGCATTGTGAGCCTGAACGACAACGGCTATGCAATGAAGCCCGGTTATGACTTCGTGCAGCCCACGCCAACCACCGTTGAGATTCTGCGCGACACCACCAGGGATACGCTCAATGGCAAGCTGTCTATGCGCCCGAGACTGGACGAGGACGTGCCAAGCACCCTTCTGACCCAGTGGCGCGACACCATTGCCTGTGGCGTCCTGTGGCGGCTGTTTCTGATGCCCCAACCCTGGCGCAACCCGGAACTGGCCAGCTACCACCAGCGCCAATTCACCGTCGGGGTCACGGACGCCAAGAGCAAAGCAAGCTACGGACACGCGCGCGGCGGTGCCCGCGTCAAAATGCGGCGTTTTATCTAACAGGATCGGCTGAATGAAAATTCAACACGCGGCTTTCCGGGGCGAACTGCCTATCTTGGACCCCCGGCTATTGCCTGAAAACAACGCGCAGACCGCCCGCAACCTGGCCCTTGGCCGGGGCACCTTGCGGCCACAGAACGACACCCTGATTGACAGCGCCCTACCTGACACGATCAACCCGGCCAACCTGTACCGCTATGACGTTGGTAACGACGGCAGCGGCTTCTGGTTCTCTTGGGGTGCTCAATATGACATTGACGTGGTGCGCTCCCCGATTGCCAATGACGCTTACGCCCGGGTGTACTGGACTGGTCAGGATGCGCCCAAGATGGGGTCGCTTGCGCAAGTCACCACCGGCACCGGGCCTTATCCGTCAGCCTGGTATGAATTAGGCG